TGTGAGATTGCCTGGGATCTGATTCGAGGCAATTGCTCTATATCCATTGAGCATTCCTTCGCCGTTCATTCCGTTCTGCCAAAGCATCAGGCCGCTTCCGGCATCGATCTTGGTTGTTTTGAGTTTTCCACGGCCTGCAGCGTTTGTTATATAAACAAGATTGCCGATGTCTGCATTTGCAGCAGCGACCTTGCTCTCAAGCTCAACGATTTTTGCATGAGTCGGAACATCCCCATTGTCCCCAAGCTCAACAACATTCACTCCGGAAGTATAAAGTACTCCGACAGGATTATCTCCGCCTGTTGCTCCTGCAAGAGCAGCTTTGTCAATGCCGAGAGCAATGTCTTCAGCTATGAGCTTGCGGACATACTGCTCAACCCCGATCGAAGCCTGCTTGAGAAGTCCGCGTCCGATGTCTGTGAACACTCCGATTGTTTTCGGAGTCAAAGAGATTTTGCCTGTTGAGGCTTCTCTCTCTGTACTCATAGCTCCATTGCGCGGAACCCAATATGTATTGAGACCGCCTGTCGCTTTCGGAATATCTACATTACCGACAAGTCCGGAAAGAACAGTTGCACCGGCCTGTTTAACAACAAGTCTGTTGCGTAGAAGCTCGATGAAAGATTCTGATTTCAGCTCAGTGCCGATGAGAGCGCCGCCTTTTGCAGCAGTCGAACCGTCAAAGTCGCGCTGACCCTGAACATCGAGAGGAACGAAAACACCCATCGCAGGGCGTCCGAGTCTCTTCTCAATTGCTTCTGAGCATTCGCGCTCGAATTCTGCACCCTTCCAGTCTTTGCTTGCAAGAGCATTGAGCGCTCGCATGAAAGAGTATTCTCTTTTCTCGTTGTCCGAAAGACCGAGATCGGATGCAGGCTTCTGAGTCTGCAAAGGCTTAGCGTTTCTCGCTGAGATTTTCTCAATCGCAATCTTTCTGAATTCATCAACAGATTTTCCTTCATCAATAAAGCATCTTGCTTCATCGGAAAGTCCGTACTGCTGACCCATAGCGTTAATTTCGCTGACTCTAGTTCTCTCATCCTTCTGTGCCTGCATTCTGATTTCGTTTTCGTTGACTACTACTGCAGGCTCTTTCTGAGTCTGTGGATTTGTGTCCGGCATTTTTGCCCTCCTGTTTTCAATTATTATTTCGTTTTCTACTCCGTGTTCGGAGCGGCCTATCCCGACAGTAATATCTGCCGGAGCGGAAACGCTTGAAATTTCGTAAGGCTCCCAATCGACAGCCCTGTATTTTTCGTTTCCTTCTTTCTCTTCTTCGAGCACGATCTTATGCACCCGGTAACCAACCGAGACATTGACACGTATCCCGTCGCATATATCTCTATAGATTTCCTCTGCGAGTGATGAGCTTCCAACTCTCACTACCGCGCGCCCTTTGCGCGTCGCAGGATCAATCCAAGCTTTCTCTATTACTCCAATCTGTCTCTTGAGGTCGTGCATATCGAGGAACGGAGCCTTAGAATTTATTCGAGACAAACGAACTGCCCCTTCCGAATGATCAAGAATCTCTGTCCCGTACCATGCAGGACACTCGGCTTCTGAGCTGAATGACAATTCAATTGTCCGCTTCTCTTTGTCGATGTTCGCGTCTTCAACCGCGATACTGCGATACATCATTTTACTTTTTATTTTTTCAGGCATCTTCGCCTCCTTTGATTTTGCTGTTTTTGTTTTTCGGATTATCGAAAACGAGAGGTGATGTCGGCAAAGGTTCGAGAGTTAATCCATATTCTTTTATAAGCGCTTTTTCACGTTTGAGAGTTTCGAGTGTTTCGAGTAAATCTCGACCCGATTCTGCAAGAATGTCTGATAGTGTTGTAAAACCGCACGCGAGAGCCTGCTTGTTTGCTTCGACATCTTTGAGCGGATCGACCCACTGCCAACGCCGACCAAAAAACTGCGGTGCATTAAATTTATCAAATTTATTGAAAGGAAGTTTTACCGCTCCGGTAAGAAGAGCCATTTTGAGCCAACGCTCGAAAATCTTTTCGGCTAAATTCTCAATTCTATTCTGCTGAATAACTTTGTAGAAATCTCTTTCTTCAAGAAGACCTGTGCGGCTTGATGTATAGTTTACATTTTCAAGATCACTTCCGAGTGTAGGATAACTTATGCCAAGACCGGAAGCAATGCCTTTGAGCATTTCTTTGTTGAACTGCCCAAAATTGCCATTCGGATGTGTCGGATCAAGCAACTTGGCAGTATATCCTTCCGGTGAAATTCCGACCATACCAGGCTCAAGTTCTTCAATAAATTCGCCTTCATCATTTTTCTGTCCATGAAATTCGCTGTCATATCCCTGCTGACGTTCATAGATCATTGTCTTAGACGCACCCATTCGTGCAGCGACAACTTCCGCTTCTGCGTAACCGTTAAGATTATGCAGTTTCATTATTGCAGATGCAATCGGCGGATATCCGCGTCCCTGATTCGCGCGGTCAGGTGAGAAAGAATGAATTATATTTTCTGCTGAAATTACTTCATGCTTCGAATGATATCTGTATTCGTTGTCATCCTGCGACGGTTTAAAATAATAACGAACCGGTCGCAACCATTCATCATATTCAATCCCCATACGGACAATATTCCCATTCGGACGAGTATCATTGTATTGATCATCGAGTAAAGATGCATCAATCGGCTGTAGAGCGAAACCCCACGCATTGTCATATCCTTCAACGATGCGGATAATTGATTCACCATCAACTGACAGCGAATGAATATCAAGACGATATATATCAACGATTGAAAGTCTGTTGTCGGTTGATGCTTTCTTCCCCCATTTCCGCCATTGTTCTTCTATTATTTTATTCGCATATTCGTCAAGCTTGCCGTTCGGGTCTTTTGCACGGTTCTGTAATGTGTAACCGTTCACACCGACAACATGATTTTTCATGAGATTCACGTATCTGCGGACATAATCATTATTGAGCGCAAGCTGACGGGCTTTCGCGCGAAGCGGAGCAAGCTGACCTTTGAGCAGTTTGTTTATGGAATCATATTCTCCTTTGAGAGATGAGAGCAATCTGTGATTCTGTGCGGCCGTGAATCCGCGAGCATAAGCAGAGCGAACCGCAGAGGAAATGTCAGCATTCGTTTTACGTGTGAATATGTTTCGAATTATATTCTTCACATGCTCACCTTTATGCAGTTACCGACAGAAAGACCTTCGGAGAGATTGTTTGCAATTTTCTCAGAGCGAATCTGAGCTTTGAGATTTGAGCGGAGCACAAGCAGATCTGGAATCGGAATCTTTGATATTGAGCGTCCGGCAATTGTATAACTGAGCTGATCAGAAGTTGCGCGGTTTTGAATTGTAGCTTCAACAGCTTCGAGAGCTTTTTCAGCCCATGACAGAACGTTTATTTTGCCAGAATAATCAGGAAGAATATTGACTTCTCCTGATTCAATCAGTTCCCGTTCATCTGTTTTCTCTGCGGATATAAAATAAGCATAGCGGCCAGAAGTCCAAGTCGCAGTTTGCGCAGGCGTTTGAAGAAAATTAAGTGTCTGATTTTCTTCGTCTGCGGTTCCGGTAATGTTGATGTCTGTTTTTCCACGAAGAGAAAGACGGAATATCCAACCCTCAGCAACAAGATATTTGCTGTTCGGTATTGAAAATCTGAAAGTGTCTCCTGCCTGAATGTCCTTCATTTTCCCCGCAAAAAATAAAAAGGGCTGATGTAGAGATAAGAAGAAATTCTTGTTTCTGCATCAGCCCTTGACTCTTCGGGGTGATGCCGCTGCAAGTTTCCTCGCTTGAGTAGCAGTCTGCATCAGCAGAATTTTGTCATGTCGATGAACATCTATTCAGATTAATTGAGTTTCGTCAATTAATTTTATGAATTTTATTTCACCAATTCTTTCCCCAACCACTTCCACGCTTACGCGAACGAGGCTTTTTATCAGGAATCAGCATTTCATTCGTGTTTTGAGCAGGGAGATTCTTCAGTTTCTCCCGTGTTTTCTGCTGATTTTCAAGTAATGCGCCGATGTTCGGATTCAATATTTCATAAGCTGCAAGATTATAAACGAAAATATCAAGTGCTTCGTTGCGAGTTCCGGAAGATTTCTTGACCCATTCCCTGTATTGAACACCTTTTCTGTATCGCAGAACGCACTTCTCTGAGGTCAATTGCTTAATAAATTCAACATCAAAGCATGGCTTTTTCGGAATATGAACGTAAGAAGGTCCCGGAGTCTCATTCTTCAATCGCGCATGAATGATTTCTTTAGCTGTATCAGTTCCAACGGTGAAAAGTTTAACCTTGCCCTTGTTTTTCATTGAAGGGCGTGAAATTAAAGGCTTGCCCGGGGTATTCGCTCCCTTAATTGCAAAAATTCTTCGAGACTGATTCCGCTTTGTAAAAAAATAAACTTCGTTAGTAAAATGCCCTCCGGAGTCAATGCAAGTGCAAGCGATATGATGAACGTCTCCTGCAGCAGATTCAAACGACGAATCAAGATACTGAGAAAGCTCATTCCATATCGCAGTTTTTTCCGGATCGCCATGAAAAACCCTGTAATCGATCCAATAAGTTTCTTTATCTGCTCCATAACCAATGACACCGCACTCGAGGCGGTCGTCCTGTGTATCAACTGCAGCAGTAAGGAAAAGCACATCATCAGGCACAGGCGCAGATCCATAATCCTCGATACGTTTAATGAGTGAATCTTCAGGGATTTCTTCGCCTGCATCGTCTTCCCATGTCTGACCGAGCCAAGTATTGACAAAAGTTTTAAGCTTTTGAGGATCGTTTTTACATTCAGTGAACTCTTTAGCAATGTGAGCCCAAGTAGAATTCGGAGAAAACGAATATGCTGACCAGATAAAAAAGCCTGCGTGACCTGTGAAATCCCCTTCTGATATCCATTCGCCATTCTCAATCATCCATCTCTGATGCTTAAAATCAATCGGCTTCCTGCAATGAACGCAAATAAATACCGGCTTCTGCACAGTCCCGTGTTTAGAAAAATCAAGATTCGCAAATTCAAGTTTCTGTTTTTTCTGACAATGAGGACAGGGAACATGATAATATCTCATATCTGACGTTTCGAACGAACTTTCAACTCGAGACATTCCCTTTATTGTCGGAGTAGACCCAACAACTATTTTCTTATTCCAGAAATAATCCGCACGGCGTGAACCAAGCTGAATCTGATCTCCTTCCTGTCCTGCTGTCTGAGGATATCCGTCAACTTCATCGAATATTACTATCCGGGCAGATATACGACGGAATCCGCGAGCGCTGTTCGCGCCTGTCATCATTAGAGTCATACCCGGAAACTGCTTTCGAAGTATTGTATTTTTTTTATCTTTTGCTTTTGCTTCCGGAGCAAGGTCGATTAAGCAGGGTGTATCTCTCAGCATCGGTTCAATTTCGTCTTTAGAATGCCCCTGCGCGTCTTCAATTGTCGGCTGAACTATAAGTATATTGCAAGGGTCATTATGAATATGATATCCACATAGATGATTTAATATCTTAGTATATCCGACTCGAGCGGACTTCATGAAGGTTACTTTCTCGACACGCGGATCAGTGAGCGCGTCCATTATTCCTTTTTGGTAAGGAATTGTCTGCCATTTGCCTGGCTGAGCAGATGATTCAGGCGATAAATAAGCGTATTGATCCGCCCATTCACTTAGAGATAGTTTCGGCGGAGGAGTCCATAATTTCAAAGTTTTAAGTAAAAGAAATTTGACTGCTGTATTATATAACATCAGTTATCTGCCTTTTCTTTGTCTGCTTCGCGTGCATATCTTTCAGACAAATTATCTTCACTCATATCTTTCAGCACTTCTCGTATCAATTTTTCAATAACAGTATAAACTTCCATATCGATGTCCGGTCGTTTTGTTTTGACAGCGCTAGGAAGTCCGAGCAGTTTTGTCCGTGCGGCTGTTATTACCTGAGCCCAAACTGTTCCGACAACGTTCACCGGAATCAATTCACCTCGTTTTTTCTCAAGATCAATTTGAGCAAGATCGCCCTTAAGTTTAAGAAGTCGCGTTTCTTCATCCAGTTTTGTTCCGATTGACTGTTTCTCTTTCAGATTGTTTACCTGATAAGCAATAAACCTCTGAACTGAGGAAACAAGATTGAAACGACCTCTTCCGAGCTTTTCCAACTCCTTTTCGTTTACGAGCTGTTGGATTCTGCGGTCTGATATCCCAAGAATTTCAGCCAATTCGATAGTTGAGACTGTCTGTTCTTTTATCGAATTCATTCCGAAACCGAAATGACCTTTTTAGACTGGTGTCTACCTACAAACTGCGGTCGTCGCGCACCCGCAACTGTTTGCCCTGGAAAGAACCTATAAAAAGTCATCTCCTTGTTGCTCCTCGTATATAATAATCGAATTCATGATTGAATATCTCCTGTGCCTTGTCATCAATACACGCCTGCACTTCATTACGAATAGTTTCACCATCAACAATGTCTGCCGTTGACATAGTGAATATCTTCTTGATCTTATTCCTTCCTGTAGTTGGTGACTTCTCAATTGGTTCTTTGTCTTTAAACAATCCGATCTTTCCATTCTTCATTCGCAGTACTCTAGCATAGGGCAATACTGCGGTTCTATCCTTACGAATAGAAGCCCATGCACCAGTGCCAGAACGCCCCCACTTGAAATGATCCAAAGGAAG